GCAGATGAATCTCTTACAGACATTGAACAAAACGTTGTTCGAGACAAGTTGAGACAAATTGATGAGCCTAATATCTACTTTGTAGAAAGGCCAGGCAATCGCATGCAAATCTTTGAAGCGATCATGAATTTCTTAGAAGCTAATAAGGGTAGTAGAGTGGTAGTCTGTTTAGACCACACTCTTCTTGTAAGTCCTATGAGTGGAGAGAATGAGATACAAAGTCTTGCTGAGTTAGGTAAGATGTTTATTCAGATGCGAAAAGAATATGGCATTATGGTCATCTTGCTTTCTCAGCTCAATGATAAGATTGAAGGCGAGCACAGACGTAATCCAGATTCTCCTGCTCTTCACTACCCAATGAAGACAGATATACATGGTAGCAAGCAGCTTTACCATGCAGCAGATGTGGTCATGGTACTACACCAACCGCAACTACTAGGATTAGTAAACTATGGAAGAAACAACTTGCCTACTGCTGATTTAGTAGCCTTGCATTGCCTCAAAAACAGACATGGTCAAGCAAGTATTGTTTTACTCAAAAACAAATTAAGACATGGCACATTCGAAGACTGGGACAACAGTGTCTCAAACCGTAACAGTTCGCAACCCCAGTACGGTTAAAGAGATAGACGTAAACTATGGAGATGTCTTTATCCAATGTTTTACGTGGCAACTCCAGCCAAAAAAACACCTATCTCAGTGCAACTACAAGGCAACTATAATTTTGCCTGATGCACATCTGTCATATTGGAGCAGCGCTGATGAGATTGAGTTCATCAAGCATAAAAGCTTCACTTTAGGTGACCAAATGAAAAGGGTTGTCAACCAAGATCAGCTAGATTATCTGCGAAAACGTATCTTGACCAGCCTTAGAATGAACTTAGCAAATCTTGAAGCACATTGTAAATTATCATGAAAGTAGAACCTAAAATAACTGAAGCAGCACAAAGCCCACACAGGTTGTTCCTGTATGGCAAGCCAAAAACAGGCAAAACCACAAGTGTCTCTAAGCTACCTAGACACCTTATCATTGACACTGAAGTAAAGGGTGAATATGATGGAGAGTTAAAAGGTGGCACTAGCTACTGCGATGGTGCATATAGTATTGTAGTTGATGGATTACCACGACTACGCGCTACCATGGAGTATGCTAAAGAACACCAGAGTGAAATTGACTTTGTTGTGTTAGATACGATTGACCACATTGAACAATGGGTGACTGACGATATATGCGCTAGCCATAAAGTCAAACACATTGGCGACTTACCTCATGGTAAGGGCTGGTCTATGATGAAGACTAAGGTGATGCAAATCATCGAAGCCTTTGCGCGTATTAGCAAACACCTTATAGTCATTGGTCATCAAAAAGATGGTCACGGAGAAGGTGAAATCCAGGTGGATCAAATCAACCTCACTGGTAAGCTGAAGACTCAAATGTGTTCAGTAATGGATGGCATCGGTAGAGTATATCGTGATGGGGATACCCTCATGGTAGACTTCCGAGGTGGCACAAACACCGATGCTGGAACTCGCTTACCTGCCTTAGCAGGAAAGTTTTGCCCCCTTGAATGGTCAACTATTTACCCAGATATGATTAAGTAATGTACGGATTCGACGAAAAAACACCAGAAGCAGGAGGCAGTAACAGACTGCCCGCAGGTATTAATGAAAATGTCTTTCTAAGGGACATTCTGTTTGAACCCTTGAAGCCTGACAGCAATGACAATGTCATTCAGTTCTTATTTAGTGACGCTAATGGCGCAACATTTAAGCACCTTGAGTGGCCTCTTGACTACAACAAGCTTGTGAACCTTGCTAAGGGTTGGAACAAGCCTCAAACAGAAGCTGAGAAATGGGCTAAGGAACAGTTTACCGAACAAGGTCAACGTGTGCAGCACATCTTAGCATCGTTCATCCCTAAAGACAAGTGTGTCTTTAAGGCAGATAGCTTTGATCAGTTTGCTGCAGGCATCATCAAGCTGTTGGGCAATCAACATACTGATAAGCCTGTGCGGTTGAAGATTGTATACAAGAAGAACAGCCAGTATACTTCTTTTCCTAAGAAAGCATACAAGGCTTTCATCCAACCAATGTCTGAGCCTAACCGCTTGCGCATTGACCCTAAGTACGATATTGTAGATGCTCCTGAACCTGACCAGGAGGATTCATTTACACCTAGTACGGAGTCTACTGGAGAACTATCCGGTAAGTCCTGGTAATGTATGAACTTGCACCAGATATCACAAGGGAGTATATCCTTAATAAGCTTTCTCAAGAGCAGATTATGGAGCGCTACCTTGGGTGCAAGATTCATTTGAAGAAAAGGTTTTGCTCTCCTTTGCGTGAAGACACCAACCCTAGTTGTGGGTTCTTTTACAATAAGGAGGGCGACCTGCTCTTCAATGATTTTGCAGGGTTCTTTACTGGAGGCTGCTTCAAGATTGTTATGCATATGCACAACTGCAGTTTCAGAGAAGCCCTGAATCTCATAGCCGAAGACTTTGGATTGCTTACAGGTAATCCCGTACCTAAAGAAGAGCATGAAAAAGTAGTGGGTGGCAAGTCCCATACCATGATTGAAGTCAAAAGACGTTCATGGGATGATCGCGACCGCAAATACTGGACACAATTTGGTATATCAAAAGCCACTCTAGAACTGTTTCATGTATCTCCAGTAAGCATAGTATGGGTCAATGGGAAAATCGTTTACGGCGATAAGACCAGCGATCCGGCTTATGCCTACAACTTTGGAGGAGGCAACTACAAAATTTATTTCCCTTTAAGAAGTGCGAATAGATTTATGTGTAACTGCCAAGTAGTTCAAGGCAGTCATATATTCAGAGATTACCGCAAAGGAGTAGTCCTTACCAAGAGTCTAAAAGACGTCATGGTATTTCATGAACTTGGAATTACTGCTGTAGCTCCTCAGTCAGAAACAGTGTATCCTGACTCAAGTTACATGGAGGAGTTGATGTCACTGACCCCACAAATAGTAACGGTCTACGACTTTGATAGAGCTGGCGTTACAATGGCTAACTACATACGTAAACAATATGGTATCCCTGCATTGTTCTTTACCAACGGTCGTTTTGGAACTGAAAACTTTGGAGGCAAGGATATTAGTGACGTAATCAAATACCAAGGAAGAGCTTGGGTAAACCAAGTAGTATCTTCGGCATATGCCAACTATTGCAACGGTAACAATACCTCAGTTCATCACTCACGTGAAGATGAGCAACCGGAGACGAGCAACTTACTACACTAGTAAAGATAAGATTCCAAAGAAGTACCAAGATCCAACCTTCGGATATGACCGAAAGGGTAGGCTATGTACTAACGATGGACAGCCAATCATTCGTAACGCAAGGAGTGTAAACACCCCGCGTATGAAGAAGATTAACGGTCAAGACTTCTATGCTGGTAACACAAGACCAGTCATGCGAGTCAAGATAGTTAATGCAATCAAGGATGCTTTCCGCCCTTACCTTAGGAAGGTTCGAAAGATTAAATCTTTTCCTGTTAAGCTACACTGTGAGTTTCACGACATGCCTGGTAGAGCAGATTGGGATTTAGACAACAAATGGATTTACTGTAAAGTGTTCCAAGACTTGTTGGTTCAAGAAGGAAAGTTGCCTGACGACAACATAAAATTTGTCAGTCAAGCTGCAGCCATGGAGTTTTATCCTGTTGAAAAAGAGGAAGATAGGAAGTTGGTTTTCCATATAGTAAGTGACGATAGAAATCACTATAGTTTTTATACATGATTAATGTAACAGCACGAATTAAACAAGGACATTTAGAAGTCCACCAAGAAGCAGAATGGGCAGAAGAGCTTAACAAGCTCAATGGTCGCACAGTAGAGATACTGGTAAGGCCAATCAATTTGCGCAGCCAAAAACAGAACAAGTACTATTGGGGTACTCTTATCTATATGATTTGGAGTGACTTAGTAAGTAAGGGATGGCGAGCAGATGATTTAGACCCCCTGGACTACCAAGGGTCTTTAACTAAGAATCATGTACACGAGTACATGCGATACAAGTTTTTAGAAGCTGACGTATTTAACGCAGTAACAGAAGAAGTAGAGGGAACAGAATTCCGTTCTACTAAAGGATTGTCTACTACAGAGTTTATGACCTACGTAGAAGACATTAGAGAGTGGGCAGTAACAGCTCTGGATTTAGATATTCCAGACCCAAATGAAATAGCATGAGTAAGATAAAGAATTTCTTTCACGATCAAATCTCTGAGCAGCAGAAGCCTGACACAGAGTATGGAGTAACTAGTATGTTAACTGTCCAACGACTCACACAAGAGTATTTGGAGGACAAAATAAATGCCCAAGCATATATACTAGGTGTGATGCTCGAAGTAAAAAACTTTGAGAACATGCATACTCCTACAAAACCATGACTAGAGCTGAGGCTTTTGCAGAGCTACAAGCAGATGCTCCGCATGCACAAGGTTCTCTCTATAGCTATCACTCTGGTCCTTCAATATGGGAATGTCGACCTACTACTCTATGGAGATTAGGCATTGAAGCAGAGAAAGAAGACTATGATGGTAAAGCAATATGCGAGCAATATCAAGGATATCAAGAGATGTACTTACCACACTCGTGGAGAGCTGAGCGAGATGGATCCTTACACTATGGTGGGTTTGAGCTAGTAAGCCCTATCTACGATTTATTTAGCCCTGAGATACATAACCATATCTACAACCCTGTTTTAGGATTCTTATTGAACTCTGAAACAAGTATTCGTTGTGGTGGTCACATGACTATATCCAACCAAGGCAAATCTGGATTAGAACTGTTTACGGCAATAGAACCTTTTGTTCCACTGCTCTATGCTCTCTTTCCTAAAAGAGCTAAGGTTCGCGGCTACGCAGCCTTTGTAGACAAGGATATGGAGAAGAACAACAAGTACTGTGCATTTCATATCATGTCAGACAAAGTAGAGCTTAGGCTATTCTCAGGAATCAAGTCTCCAAAGCAATTGTCTTGGAGAATTAACCTATTGAGGATTATAGCTTTAGAGTCTTCTAAGTCTCCAATAACTGCAGATAGAATTTATGAGATGCTACTTGACCAGACTTCTAATTTGCACAGACATCTAGCTAAAGTCTACACTAAAAAGTTGGGCGAAAAGATTATGCTAGTACATGCTTATACCAAAGCATACAAGAAAGAAGGAGTATTCACTTTTACTGAATATTCAAAAATCAAAGCGAAGGTGCCAAAGGGTGTCTTCGATGGGAGAGTACCTGTACTTCCCGCAAAGTCCGTAAGTAACTCTAACAAACAACAACTGTCATTAGATGTGTGTGATTATATCGAAGAGAGTCCAAGGGAAGCTTGACTCAGAAATTGCTGCTAAGAGTATTCTGCTGAACCCTCATGGGTTTGGCATACTCTTGACAGATTCTGGAGAAGTGTACAAAACAATGGACCCACAAGAAGCCTATGATTGGCTTCAAACTGAAAGACCTTATGTCTTCCATGCCAGGTTAGCAACTGTTGGTCCAGTTAACATGGACAACACTCAACCTATCAAAATCAATGAGAGGTGTTGGCTGTTCCATAATGGTACAGTCCAAACTCCTCGTAGTTGGGATACTTCTATGAGTGACAGCAGATTCGTGGCTGAAACGCTGCGTAGTATTTCAGGCCATAGTTGGAGAGATATCTTGAGTCTTACTGATTCTCGGTTCCTAACTTCTTTGAGTACTAAGCAAGGGGTTCGTACCAGTGTTACAGGTAAGTGGTTCAAGCGAAATGATATTTTCTTTAGCAAAGAGAATGTGCTGAAAGGCGAGCTTGTAGCTGTGTATGGTACACTAAGACGGGGATATGGTAATAACCATTATCTAAACAACGCTCAGTATCTAGGTACAGGAAAGACCAAAGACAAACTCAGAATGATTTGCGAAGGCATTCCATTTGTCTTATCCGGAGACCATGAAGATGGTGATCATCTTAAGGTAGAAGTCTATCTTGTTCCTAAGGAGAGTATGCCTAACATAGATAGGCTAGAAAGCCATCCAGAATGGTACCAGCGAAAGAAGACTACTGTTTACTTAGATGGTAGTATACCTGTAGAATCTTGGCTGTATTTCAACGATCAGCATAGTCCTGAGAACCTTGCTTTTTACAATGATTTTGCAGACTACAAGCAGCCAGATCCGATTATGTCTTCTGACAACTTCATGTTTGATGAACATGAAAACAAATACTTTGACCTAAATGCAGGTGAGTATGTAAACGACGCTCAAATCAAAATGTTTTGAGTAAGAAGAAGAAGGGAAGAGCACAAGTATTTCTTGTTACCTACCAAGCTGTATTTGTAGGTAGCGATACTTGGCATGGCACTGTTAGCGTCAGCGGTACTGATGATGAAAGCTCTACATCTATAGAAAAGAAAGCAAGAAATCAAATTCACTCTATCTTGAGGAACAGATTCAAACTAACTGTAGACGAAATGCCTGAAGGCACATACCTTAAAACCTCTGACAGAATTACTGCGGAGTTAGAAAACGGAACATATGATCCAACAGAATCAAAAGATTGATGGACTACTTTGATATACCTGCTATCAGTAACAGCTCATTAAACTACATCGACCCTAATGCGGGAGGTAGTCCTAAGATGTTCAAGATGTACATGGATGGAAACCTGGAAAGTTACAGCTCTTCTGGATTCGAACTAGGTACTCTTGTTCATCAGCTCATCTTAGAGCCTGAAACTATCGACATGGAGCCTACAAATGTTCCAGGGCCGAAAGTGAAGGAGCTTATAGATAAGTTCATGAGCATGCTGAGTATGGACCATGCGGGGTTAGAGAATGAGTATTCGCTAGAAGATTTCTTCAACGAGTACAATGTAGAAGACTTGCTTATAGATTTCTATAAAAGTCGTTCTCTCGAAAGCAAAATTAATACTCTGCTGAAAGAGGGGTCGTCGTACTGGTCAGACTTGTGTATGCTGAAGGACAAGACTCTGGTTAGTCCTGAGGTATTTCATCAAGTCCACAATTGCTACGATGGTATTCAATCTAATGACCTTGCTAACTTCTTACTCCTTGGAGGAGAAGATAGCGAGTTTACAGAAGCTCGTAATGAGATTGAAATTACTTGGAAAGAAGAATGGCATGTTGGATTAGATGAACCCCCAGTTCCTTTGAACATGAAGTCTAAGGTTGACAGAGTGCTTATCAATGAAAATGATAAGTCTATTACTCTAGTCGATTTAAAGACTACTCGTACTCCGCTAGGTAGATTTCAAGAGACTCTTGAGAAATACAACTACCACAGGCAGATGGCTTTCTACCAGTTTGCTCTGTCATATGCTTTTCCAGGATATACTTTAAAGAATGTATACATCGTTGCTGTACAGACTAATAAGCAATACCCCTGCGAAGTCTTTCATATTCATGACAGCTATCTAGAACTCGGATGGCATCAAGCATGTCAGTTGATTAACAGAATATGCTTGCATACTCAATCAGGTAATTGGTCTAGAAGCCAAGAGAGTCTATTGGGTGGTGCTATAGAATTAGCTTTGGAAGATGAGTAACACATATGAGCATGTAGTCGGTCCTGGTTGGTCGGAACATCTGAACACAGAGTTCCAGTCTTCTTACATGAACAAGCTTCGAGATAAAATTGATATCTGTTACACCTTCAGTACAGTATTTCCTGAGCAAAAAAACATCTTTAGGGCTTATCGCAAAACTGATTTCGATAAGGTCAAAGTTTTGATCCTAGGACAAGACCCCTATCATGATGGAGCGGCTACAGGTTTAGCCTTTGATGTAGGTAGTAGCACTAAAATAAATCCGTCTTTGCGCAACATAAAGAAAGAGGTATACAATAGTGTTGGAGCAGAAATATCAGGTGGTAATCTAGAACCCTGGGCTGACCAAGGAGTATTCCTATTGAATACTATTCTAACAGTAGACAAGGGTTCTCCTAAGTCACACGACGGTTATGGTTGGGAAAAATTCATTGCAGCTACATTGAGCGCATTGAGTTTTAGAAAGGCAGAGTTACCTCTAGTAGTTATGCTTTGGGGTAAAGCTTCTCAAGTGTATGAGAAGTTCTTTACGATGCCTCACCATCTGATACTCAAAGCTCCTCATCCTGCCGCTGAAGCATATGCTGGTGGTAAGGCTGGTTACTTTGGATGTGATCATTTTAAAAAAGCTAATGATTGGCTTTCTAAACATGATACGACTACCATAGATTGGTAATCGGGTAGGCTGAGTGGTGGAATTGGTAGACACGACAGACTTAAAATCTGTTGAGCCGAATGGTTCGTGCGGGTTCGAGTCCCGCCTCAGCTACAAAAACTTGAAACAATGAGAATATTAGTTACGTTTATTTTTTTGGTACTACTATCGTCCTGCTCACTGCAGCACATAAACCGAGCGCCTTGCCCAGCTTATGTGGAGAACGCTGTGCCTGCAGGGACATATGATTACAATGGTCCTTATGAGTGTGGAGTTTGGTATGAAAACCGATACTGTTGGGTATGGTCCTCTACAAATAAAGACGATGCCTTAGATCTGTGGAACAGAATTACTGGCAGACCTATGTATTTTGAAATACAGGGTAGCTTTCGATATTCTGTAACAGCCAAGGACGGATTTAAATACTACTTTTGGAGATACGAATCTACAGAGTATATAGTTACTGCTGAGCGTCCTCGAAAAGACTGGAATACAGTACCCATATGAGCTTCAATAGACTGCTAGCATATACCTGTTTAGCCTTAATAGGGATTATGATTCTTGGGGCTTTGATTGGATGTGAATGTGTCGATCAAAACTACAGGACTGCACCCTGTGATATTTACAAGATTGTAAACGATTCTACGTTAGAATTCGTAGAGCAGAGGTGGGTACAAGAAAATTGTGGATGCGATGATTTACTACAGAGGTTTGAGCTAATGTCACAAGATCCCTCTACGTGTATTATCTGTGAACACCCTTATGGTAAATGCCCTCTTTACAGCAGTTGCAACTAGAGGATATATAAATAAAAAAGAGAGCTTATTTCAGCTCTCTTTTTTCGCGCTTGTAGCTCAGTGGTTAGAGCATCCGACTCATAATCGGCAGGTCGTAGGTTCAAGTCCTACCAGGCGCACTTAATCTGTAGGTGTCTTACGACGATCAGGAATAATCGCACTTATCAGTGTATCAAGATATCCAAATATCTGATTGTCCTTCTCCGTTGGAGTTAAGTTCACAATAATCTTCAGAAATGCCAGCAGACCAATAATCAGTTCTGCAAGGTTCTCAGTAATAAAGTCTAACATAGTATAAATGTAAGTGATTAAAATTAACGGCCTTGACCACGATACTGTTTCTGGTAGTTCTTACTACTCTTATTAGAACTCTGCTTAGTCTTTGCGGTAATCCCTGGACGCTTATTGCGTGAGGGTTGATAGTTGGAACTTTGGTTCTTCATATAATGTTTTTTTTTACTGTGGCTTTGTAGAGATGTTGTACTCCATACGCTGCAATGCATTTCCAGCAGGGAATAACTTTCCTCCATGATGCAGCAGGCGTGACCTTCCTGCATATACACCTGTCGGAATAGTCGCGTCTCCTGCCATCGTCTGCATAGTAGCTTCTGCAAACTTAAACAAGTCTCCTAAAGTTTCCGTAGTAGGCATTCCTTTTGTGACTTCCTGATAGCTTCTAGGATTGTAGAAGTAACTAAGGTCATTCTTTAATCTATCTGCGATGTTCATCAAGAAAATGAGCATGCCCTTTGCATCGTCATCTTCTTCATCATCTAAAGCGACCTTAAAGAAAGCAGCCATCATCATTAAGGACATGTACTGATACAACTTAGCATATGCTTTTCGAGCATTCTCTTCAGTAACAGGGTTAGAGAAATCTAACTCCGCATGCCTACGGTATATAGGAATCAACATCTTAGGCAGCTGCGCAAACCATGCGCCTTTCTCTCCCCATATAGAGGGTATCATACCCTGCACTTCTCGCTCTAAATGCAAATCATAGATTTTACCTTGGGCTTCTTGAGCAAAACCTTCTGGAACCCAGCTCTTAAATTGCATAAGAGCCGGACCTAACATAGTCTGTTTCAAGGCAATAGGACTTTGAGGGTCGTAGTTGCCATGAATGTTCATGTTAATTTGGTTGATCTTATTGGTCAGCTTAGTCCATTCTTTTTCTCCTGGCTTAAAGCCTTCTGCTTGAATAACACCCTTACCATCCATTAACTCCCAAGCATTGCTCTCGCCAATTTTAGTCCCAAGCAAAGCAGCGATAGTAGCGTGACCATACGTGAAATACTCTGAGCTACGTTGCAGTTCATATACGCCAAAGGCTTTAACAATCTGATCAAACGTAGTCTCGTCGTCAAGCGGATCATATCGAACCTCCGTAAAGTCTTTCAATACATCAAGACGCAGCATCATGTTCTGAATCTTCTTTGCTGTTTCTGTTTCAGACAACCCAGACCTAAGTGTAGCCGTATGCAAAGACATGTGGAGCATAGTTCTAAACGCCTTATCTGCATCACGCTCATCGAAGTCTGTTCTCCTAGCAGCGTGTTGATACACAGCCATCGAGCCAAAGATGTAGTTTGTGAATGCAGCAGGTACGTTCCAACCCATACCACGAGCTTGAGTAAACTTAGTTAGACCTCTGAGAACCTTTCCTAAATCAACTTTACTGCCTATAGCATTTATCTTGTCTATAACGGGGTCTACAATCTCAATATGCTGCTCCTCAGTTATCCGACCATTCTCTAATCTTTCATCTGCTTCTTTTATTATTTCTTCTAGCTCTTTCTTTTTTTGCTTTTCCTCAAGTGTACGAGCGCGTTTTGCACCTACTAAGTACTTCTCGTTCATCTGCTTAGATTGACCATAAAACTCTCTAATGCTTGCGCTAGCCGCCTTCGTTATGTTTTGTCTAGCATCGCCACTCTCTCGTACATAAGCTAATCCTGTAAGCTTATTGATTCTCTTTTCTCCCTTACCATTCGTAACAGAGACTCCAACATTATTCAAAGTTGTTTCGGTAATCCTTACAATATCCTCTACCTCATTCTTTGCCTTATAAGTAGTTGCCATCATGGTAAACTTCTTATACACTTTGTCCATATTGAACTCTTGCTCTTTCAATTCAGTAAACCTCTTCATGAAGTGAACAGGTATGTCTCTTCGGAACTCTCCGGTTACAGGATCAATCAGCCGAGCCTCTAACTCTTCATCATTACTTGTAATACTTTCGACAAATCGACTGTGCTGTTTTAAGACTACTTGCTTAGGACTGATGCTATCCATAGCCATCTTCTTCCTGATAGCAGGTAAAAACAATCCCTGCTCTACAGCATGAATGTTTTCTGCGTAAGTGTCCAGCGGCAAGCTTGCCATCATCTCCTTAAACTGGGACCGCAAAAAGTTGTAGTACGCTAACGCATCATCTTCCCTTTGCAGATCTTCAAACCTTTCATCTAAGAACCCAGTCTCTTTACCCACTACTTTAGGTAGAGGCATATGATACAAAAATTGGTTTTTAGCATTAGCCGGACGCAGCTCTTTGCCACTAAAGTATTTATAGTGAGCAGCAGGACTGTTCAAGTTTACCCAAGCAATCTTCTGTGCTTTGCGACTTTCTTTAGCATCTTCGCCTGTCGTATTCATATCGATGACATCAAACGCTGCCACCTTAGCATCAGCATAACGATCCATCAACTTGTCCTGTCTAGCTAGAAGCTCTCTAGTACCAACCTTACCAAACTTCTTTTCCAACTGAAGCATGTATGCTGGGTCGTCTTTGCGCGTAACCTCTCGAATGTCTAGGTTGTACAAACGCTCCACATCGATACGATCAGTATGTTCAGTAAGCCACTCGTAATAGTTCTTCCATCCAGACTCACTGTTTTCAGTAAGAGCCACTGTTCTACGCTTATGCTCTTCAAGACTCCACTTGCCGCTTACAGGACTGATAATTTTAGGAGTAGGTTTCCCGTCGGCGTCTAGCTCTACCAGTCCCTCCCAACCATGCTTCTTATAGTAGTCAGTTTTCTTAAACGCAGCACTCAGAATTTCATAAGCCTCAACACGCGTAGTATAGTCAGTCTTCTGACCGTCATATGCAACCTTAAGAATATCGTCTAAGAAAGAAAGCTCAATCCTACCTTGACGACCAGCAGACATCAAGTTGGCCTTGAGGAAATTGATAGCCTCCATAGTCTCAAAGCTGTCGTCCGTGATCTGATCTGCTGTAGGACTACCCGCATACAACTGCTTAGCGTACTTGCGTAATGCCTCACGAAGGATGTCTAAGTAGTCATCTTGCATCGCATTAGCACGACCCACCAAGTCCCTAACTTTTTCTCGGCTCTCACGGTTCAACTTAACCTGTTTAGCAAACCTACTGTAAAACGCAAGAGCAGTCTGAGCACTGAGAATACTCGTCATGTAAGCCTTGTTAGGCATCTTACCTGCCATACGATACATAACATTGTCGATGTCCTCAAGCTCTCGCTCAACCATCATCAACACAGACTTTGCGGTTACACTATCATCACTTAGTGCTTCTATGTCTGCCTTCTCTTTAGCTATCCTTCTATCTATACTTTTCAGCGCACTGTTGTTTCCTGCAAACTTTGCTCGTACAGCTTTAAACTCTTCCATACGAATCTTCTTATAAGCAATCATAGAATCTACATTCCGAACGTCTCCCTCTTTACGAGGAGTAAACATTCTTTTTTTAGACTCTACTTTACTTTTTTCAGAATTAATAAAAGGTACCTTGGCACCCAAAGACCTTGCTCTCTTGCTTATTACAGAAGCTCCTATAGCTGAGATTTCTGTAGCAGCATTAGCACCAAAGGTGAGGTTCATTGCTTCGAGCATATCAGCTGCAAGCTGTAGGATTTTATTCCATACACTAGTACCTCTAGCTTTAGACAATCTCTCCCCAACCTTACTGTCAACTTTTGCTAGCTGCTCAGCAAAGCGAGCGTTGGACATCGTTTCCGATAGGAGTTCTTTTATATCTGTCAAGCCATAAAACTTGTCTTGATTCTCCTGCTGGGTAAAAAAGTTGTAGTCGCTTTGGGCATCTGCATCAAAATCAGACAGACTCTTCTTACGGAATTGTATATCCTTAAATACTCTAGTTCCTCTCAAGAACTTTTGGTATTCGCTAAACTTCAAACCCATTGCAGCTAGACCTTCTGCGCTTGTAAGCTTCCGCCGCAAAGTTTCAAGCTGCTGCACCTGCTGCTTCACACGCGGATCTTTACTAGTGACTGCCCACACAGTATATGCGTGAACCAGCTCATGAGTAAACTCTGCATCTGTAATATCCGCACGAACATCGATAGTATGCGTTTTAGAGTTGTACGTAGATGGCGCATTCATATTAGACAGAACACGTATCCGTACTTGCTTTTCTTTTGGAATCATAGACTCCATCAGCATAATCTTCTCTAAAACCGCGTTTAGCTTTGTCCCGTTACGATTTACAAAAGCTTCTACAGGACTTTCTTTTACAGGTACTACAACTCGAGTCCTAGGAGAAGCAGAGAAGAGACTGCCATCGCCATCATCGTCAAAATCCATATTATCATAGTCTGCAGCTTCAGTACCTGTAATTAATGAATCTGTAGTTTTGTCATCACCTTCAGTACCAAAAGCTTTTTCTACTGCGGGATTGTCCTCAACAGTAGTTGTGCCATTAGTATCAGTACCACTTCCGAAAGGATCTCCGTCATCGAATTCTTCAGCGTCGTCAAAATCAGCCTCGGAGAAGCCTTCATTGTCACTGTAGTCTTCATTTTCTTCTGAGGGTTTTACGCGCTCTATTTCTATCTCAGAAGTAAATCCTGTAGAATTACCTTCTTCATCTTGCGCGTAGCTACTGTACTCTTTATGCAAGAAGTTGCCTTTGATGCCTTGTAACTGTATAGCCTCATAATAGTCCCATGGAACACCATCGACGAGTTCTGTGCGCAGCCATTTGCCTATTTCGTGAGGTCTGTTAGACTTTTTATCGCGGAAAAATCCAAAATTTAGAGTAGCATCCCTATCGCTCTGACTAGCCTCTGGACTACCATTTTTGAATCCGATTTCAATAACCGTTCTTTCTGTAGGGTCTTCTTCCTGGGTACGCACTACATCTTGACCAAACTCTGGTGCGCGAGGAATCAAAGTGTGGTTATGCATTACAATTTGCCTATGCGCCTCAGTATTCCAAAACACACTGTCCTTGTCCACCGCATTCATTAACTCTTGCCGGATACCATTCTCTTCTAAGTACTCTGCTAAAACATACTTAGAGAAAGAGCGAGAACCCAAGCCCCCTCCAGTAACTAAAGAGTACAATACAACAGACTTTCCAAGCTCTCGCACTTGTTTTTCTTTGTGCGTAAGGAGATCGTGCATACCAGCCAAAATCTCTTGACTCGTAACATTAAGATTGCGATCCCCTGTAAACTCTACTGTATAGTATCCATGAGCACTAGTATCTACGTTAAGTATAAGGTGCTTTAAAAAAGGATTCTTCTCTAGGCTAGGAAAATCTTTTTTAGCCTGAGTGATTTGTGACGCCAAGTTTGTGTCTGGATCGACGAGTAGGGAATTACGGATTTCTCGAGCATTCCTACTACCATCAATTTTTTCTGCCAGCCTAGCGAAGTGATACGACCGCAAGCCTCTAAGCCAGCTATGCATCTTTGTAACGCTTTGGGTTTGCTCCTGGAAGTAAGCTAAAGCAGTATCATACATACGGGTTCTATCCACATGCTCTTCGCTTAAACTAAAGACACCATCAGCCTTCAAGTTCATAACCAAATCAGCTAACTGCCCTGGATGGGTATTCTGCAAAATTTGAGTACGCAAGCGTTCCATTTCAGCTTGCTTGAAAGCATTCAAAGCTCCTTCACTTTCTTTATACTGCTTGCTCTTTGCTCCATATTTATTCTTTGCTTTCAGGCTAGCGTTAGCAAGAGTCAAAACTTTATTCCAATCTCCAAACGCGATTCCATTAGACTTAGCCATACTGTCTTCTCCAGGAAGATTCAACAAGCCATTCATTCCCCTAATAGGATAGTAGTAAACAGTAGTATCCTGAATCATCATGTTCAGCTCCTGTCTATGTGCTGGGAACACACTATCTCTACGCAAAGTGTCTGAGAATTTAGCTAAGCGCTTTCCTTGGTTAATCGTTTTCAAGAACAGCTCTAAAAGCCCCAACTCATAGACTTGACGCTCACGTTCTTCAAGTTCTTGGCCTTTGAAATCTGCAACCAACCACTCTTTATTTACGGCGAAATTGACCTTATTTGATCTACGCCACTTAGTATATTCCTTGGATGCCTTAGAAATAGCAACTTCCAATTCCTTACCTTCTAAAGTGTCAAACTTTTCAGTAGAAAAGCCTTGAAGTATTTCTGTCCTTCTGATTTTTACTTCGTTAGACAAGTACTTAGGCAGCTCGAAGTAGTTGCCATTTGTCATAGCACTTCTAGACTTAGAAACCTCTACAACATTTTTGATTGCACTAGAGCTGACAATTAACTCTATTGTTTCTTGGTTGTATCCATGGTGAGTAAGCATACTCCACAACGGATAGGTCTCTCTAGAAATCCTGAGGTCTCCTAACAAGCCATTGTTTTGGTTGTCCAAAGCATGGTTCATCATGCGGTTGAACTGCTTAGTAACAGTACCGGCTTTTGTTTCTTTGTCCAGCAAGATAAAACTGTCGTCCAGTATTTCATCTTTACCAAGCTTAGCCCAAGCTGCTTTACTAATCGCTTGACCCTTGCGCATCAAGCTTTGACCCTTACTCTGACCAATCTCTACAACATCCATGTAGTTTCCTTGGGCCAAATAGATATCAAGCTGATTAGAATTGATAACTGCATGAAGACTTCCTTGTACGGCAAATACACCTAGAGCTGTAGCTCCTGCACTTGCATCAGCAGTAGTAAAGTCATTGTAACTCACGCCCATGGGATCTAAAATCAAATCCCCTTTTGCATTTACAATCTCAGCTAAGTCTTCTGCATAGCCATCGCCAATAGGCTCATGGATAATCTTACGGACTTTCTCAGACGTGTTTCGATGTGAGCTATGGTACACATCAATCTGAGTGTTTCGCGCCCGGCTGATAAGCTCTTCCAAAGCTTCCACATCCATAGCCTCTAAAGACTCATTTAAAAGCTCTTTATCAGTGTAGCTTTCCACTTCAGATTTGCTTAAGCTCGCCTTCTTAACAAGACGAGGCTTATCAACCTCAGTATCAGACAGCTCATGGTCAAACATGAGCGTAAACAGTTTGTCAATATCGTAGTCTTGACCGATACGCCCAACCAATTCTTTAGGGACAATAATTCTATCGCCCACTTCAGGACCAGAAAATCCTACAACACGGAAAGAAGAGCTAGAAGCTTTTGCCTGAGTAGGCAAACGATATCCAAATACATCTAAGAGCTGACTATCAATACGGTTGATATCAATATTGCCATTTTCATCTTGGAACTTACCTAAGTCAGCCTTGAACTTCCAAGGTAAAATAATTTCATCGTAAGGTTTGGCCTTAGTGGTAGTTTCTAAAGAGTTGCCTTTCCATATAGGCTGACCTTCAGAGTTAGTCACCCATGAAATAGAGCTTTTCTGCGCTTTTGACAGCTCTTCAAAAGCATACCCTATCTCAGGAGCAATAGGTCCAGAGAAACCTAACGTGCGAGGTTTAATTACTTCTGACTCTACAATAGAGATAAGTAAGCTATCAATACGCTGAGCACTAGCAGTACCCCAGAGAGGAACTGAAAACACTTGAGTATCTGGGTCAAAGTGTAAGGCAGCCATTTCATTCATGCCGTAACCCCGATTAGCACCTTCCTCACGAAGACGTGCTGCCATCTTAACCTTATACTCTGGAGTTCCTACACCGTACTTTTTGTAGAAGGCTACTTTTTTAGCCTGGTTTTCTATTCCTCGTGCGTTGTTATAAATGACTTTCAGGTTTTTACCACGAAGCTTTCCATCTTTTCTAAAGGCTTTGAATACTCCATACTCATCAAAACCTGTTTCGTTTTGCAGGCCTACATCAAAGAGTCTAGAGATTTGAGTACCGTGAACAGTCTCAAGTTTGGTTTTAACTGGAACTTGTTGCTGAATTTTGAAAGTACTACGGTCTTGATCGTAACGCTTGCCTGTCAGGTTTTCTGCTACATCCTCAATCTCTTCAACAGTAAACTTCCGGACACTACCATCATCCTCATAAATGTCGATAGCTGTGTTAGCTCGACGTCCTACTTTATATGCACTTTCATGAGTAGCTCTACCGACATTGGTAGCAACCATGAAATCATACAAGTTCATTAAACTCGTGCCTTGTATATCGCTAGGCAGCAACACAAACTCAGCACTTTTAATATAGAAATGGTGCGTACCATGATCGCCTGCTGCTACAGGTTTTCCTGGACGGAAATATCCCATCTCTTCTTTTTCTAAAGTCTGACCACTTTCTGCTTTAGCTAAAAGACCGCTGAATTGTTTTCGGCTAATCTTACCTTCCGCTAACAAATTAAGCAGCCGCTCTCGTGGAGTAATGTACTCTGCGGCATCTGTAGTCTCTATGTTTAGATATGCGGATAGTTCTGAGTTTGGTAAAAGCTTTTTAAGTTCTGCAATGTTAGAAGCATCAGTCTTAAAATCTTTAATGAGAATTCTTTTGACTACAGTATTACCCATAGAATCTACTCCCGGAGTATTCGGGATATCCTCTTTAGTAATACTAGGGACTACAGTACCTGGAGCGATCAATGCAGCAAGACGCTTCTGCATATTCTTTAGGGTCGAGTTGACATCCTTTTTCCAGTAGACGCCTACGTCTCCTGTAACTGCCTGCACTGTATGTGCACGTACAGCTCTAGACTCTGCCACAAACTTAGCGTGATATGCTAAGAACATTTGCTTTGCAGGAATATTGTTGTCTGCTTCTAAGCCTAAATGATTAGCTATAAACTCTTGGCTTGACTTGCCTGTAACATCTCCTTTAGCCAATAAGTGCGCCTTATTGAAGAACCTCAAAGTAGATATAGCTCCTTCTTGCCGAATCCTTGGTATCTCATTCCCTTCGGAATCTGTAAATACTGTACCGTCTGGACCAGTTTTCTCATACAAATCAAATATACCAGAGTGATGCATTTGTGTTAAACCCTCCTGCATATCTCGATTCAAGGCTGCAGTAATAATTACTTCTGCATCTTTATGGAAAGCAGCTCTGTCGCCAGATCCTTTCATACTACTGAGAGGATGCTTGTCAAGCAACACATTCAACTCAGGGAACATGATGATTTTATTTGCTTGTCTCTGCGCTTCAGTTGGAAGCTCGCTAAAGTTTTCCTCTTCAATATTGTTTATGCGAGTTAGCTCTTGATCTACCAGAGATTTGATATTGTCCTTGTAGTAGTTACGGGTATTTATAAAATGCTCTATACGCAAATCTTGTATAGGCATATCTTTTTTAGATACCCCATTTAAAAGAATCCTATTGTTTACCTGTACAGATGCTGAAGCAACTTGTATAACAGGCATAGTTTCCTTATCAGCTATTGTAGGCAGCGTAAAGCGAGAAAGCATAATCTTCTTCCCGTTACGTTGTATGTAGGTATTATCGTTCCCATAAAGAATAAGCTGAGCTAGCTTTCGATCGCCAGGACTCATCTTCAACCATTCTCTAGGGTTCATGCTAGACCTTAGCTTACTGTGAGCGTCGTAGTAATCGACCTTCAGCTTACTTGCCATCAACGCACTGTCTCCAGACATCTGATACAAAAGATTCTTCTGCAGATATACCGAAGCCTCTTCTATCTCTTCGTCAGTTAAGTTCTTGATTGACTTAATCTTATCGCTCAAAAGCTTAGGCATAACATAGTGCCACCTAAGATTACCTGCAGCATCCTTACTCGTATTTTGAATCAAGTCATCACCTTGAGTCGCACTAAGCATAAAGAATTTCTTGAACTGCATCGTCTGAGGCAGCGACATAATATTTGTAGTCTTAGAAACCTGACCCGTAGCAACGCTACGCATTACATACCGCAAATGTCCAAAAGCACTGACAGGATCCATTTTGCTGTTTCCTATACCCAACTCAGCCTCGATATCTTCCATACCTGGCACTTCACTAGTAAATAAGTGCGCTGGAATAGTCATCTTTAGCTCACGCTCGAACAGTTGACTAATTAAGTCTGCTTTCGTTTTTGTAGAATCTTCAGTTTCTGTAATCGCATCAAGTTCAGCTACAAAAGACTGGAACTTCTTTTTATTTATTTCAGGAACGCCTTTCGTGTAGTTGTAGAACCCATTTGTCACAAGCTTAGATAAAAAGTTTTGAAGCGCATGGACTCCCATGTTCCGCTCATTACTACTAAACAAGTAGACTGTACCAAAAGCACCCTGATTTATGTTGTGCTTTGTGCTCAGGTATGTAACAGCATCTTTAGATGCAAACACCACAAACTGCTGGCGCAGCTGAAGCATGGTGTTCAGCTTTTGATTGTAGAAAGGGTCTTTTACATCTAAAGTTTTAATGTCCATAGACTTTAAGATGTCCTTTACATAAGGATACTGAGCTACTGACTTTTCTAATTTCTCCTTTACATCCCTGAAGTTAGGCTTGATGCCTGCTAACTCCTGATTCAGTATACCTGATATCGTATTGTGATCTATGTACTTACGAAGTCCTAAGAACGTTTTAGTGTTACTGTCTGTATGCGTATGACGTATTGCCATAAGCTGCCTACGCAGCAATACTCCTTGAGTAGCTTTCGGGTCTACAGTAAAACTGAACTTATCCTCGAACTCTTTCATAGAAAGATCTGCTCGGTCGTAGCTTTCCTCAGTTAAATCTGTGAGGCCATCATAAGCTTCAGAAAGTTCGTTTAAGTTTTGCGCTCCAAGCTTCAACAAACCATGTGTTCCTAGCACTAATCTTTGCGCTGCTAAAAAGAAGGCTTGGTCAAACATCAAACTGTACCCAACTTCTTTTTTACTGGTGCCTGCGTTAGAATTTTTAAGAAAAATCTGAATTTTCTTTTGGTCAGCCTCAGGTAACTGATTGAATACTTGTTTTATAGGACTCGGTCTTTTATTCGTTCCTATAAGCACCCGATAAACATTCCTTTTTAAACTGCCCAAAGTCATAGCCTGATTCCTACGTTTAGTAACAGAATGCACTTGTACTAAACGAGCAGCAAGACCCACAATAATATTGATAGCCTCTTCAGTTTCTTTAACTGTAAGACCTGACACACGCATATTCTTACCAGCCCTATCCATAGGACTAAGCTTAGCTTTAGATTCAGACCCCCTTGGCGAAAAAGAGATTGAATCCTCGTCAGTTGTCTCTGTTCGAGCAGAAGGGGAATAAAGACCACCGTCGTCGTCATCGTCAAAGTCTATGTCGTCATAAGCCGAACCACTGTCTTCATTACTACCTGTATTAACCGAAGGGTCAATAGCTCCTCCCTGGAGTTCAGAATCATCATATTCTGTGTCTCCCTCTGTATCAGTATTGAAGAAACTGTCATCAGATGTAGAGCTAGGAGTAGATTCAGTATCTCCTTCCGTGTCTTGTTCTGAAGATGAAGATGGGATTGGGGCGATATCTGCACCTACAGGTACAATATTCATCTGCTTTACTCGGTTAGCATATACTTTACGCTCACCCGTAATCGGATCTATAATTTCTAAAGGCCCACGGTCTCCTCGATTTGCTTTTCTTGTGTCGATATATGAACCAAACAGAAAGTTATTTGCAATAAACTCATAGGACTCTAAAGGCTCTACTTTCAATCCCTGAGCAGTAGTACCATCTTCATAAAGCGTACTTCCAAACTCTAACTGAGACATTACTTTCCCTGCACTTTTAAGCAGGCTACGTTGTTCTAACGTAGAAGAATGTCGAATACCACCAAGTAGCCTTAAAAAGTCTGACCGTCCTTCTTTTGAGGTAGTATCAGACTTCCAAGAACTTTTAACTCTATACGGCTTATTCTTCGCATCAACTCTTGGGTTGCCTTGGCCATCCAGCAGTAGCTGCATAGGATCTATACCAGCTTTATAGACTACAAGTTGAGCGCCCTTCTTATTGTTAGAAGGGAAGATTTGTATCTGATTTGTTTTGGCGTTCTTTTGACCTTCTCGTATTTCAGAGACATCTTTAAATGCATTTACTCCAGAAATAGAACGGATAACTTTATTAATCTGTTTGGCTAAATCAAAACCCTCTTGTCCAAAATCTATATCGAAATGCTCTTCTAATTGGCGCACATTATGATCATACTCTTGATCGCTCATTTGGTGCTGTTCTTTAGTCTGAGCACCAGAAGCAATATTCAAAGTCTGCAATGCCCTAAGAATAAACCTAGAAGACGCAATGCCTATAGAGTTTCCTTTAATAGCAGCGAACGTAAGATTCTGAGTACGACTGTCTCGAACTATTGCATAGTGAGAACCCGTCCGCAAGCCCGACCTAGTCTTTGTGTTTTCTGCTAAAAAGGTTTTAATCTCCTCATTACTAGAGTTAGAGATGTCTTTACCTGTTAAAGCACTGAAGAAAGTTGTAGCGTTTTCAGAGTCTCGTACAGAATAAACAACTTCTATAAGTTGATTCTTAGGGTCAGTAAGGACATCACCTACTATTTGTGGACCTCCCTTAATCTTTCCTTCTTTATCCAAGTAGTGCATCAGCACTCCACTGCCATAGGACTCAATCTCTAGAGAGAACGTATACCCCGCATCAGAATTAGCTAGAGCTAAAGAACCTTCGCCAAAAACGTTTTCAAAGTTAGAAACACCAATAGACATAAGTTTATTGCCGCCAGGGAAAGTTGGAAGATTCCCCTTTACACTTTCTACAACAATCTCAACCTCGTTTCCATTTATTTGAATAGCCCTAAATATTAACCCCTCACTTCCATTTAACGCTAAGTGCTTTTGAACATCTGTCACATCAGGCTTAAGCTTACCCTCTACTTCTATGTCTAACCACAGCTTTCCAGTAGAAGTGACATTTGATGGAGTAGCTTTATCTTCTGGCACTACCTCTTTTTGAGGAGCAGGATCATTTTCTGAATTTGTACTAGTTTCTGTTTCAGAAGAAGGAGGAGGCTGAAATTTCTTGACGCTATCGTCTTCAGTTAACTTGCCGTCAGAACTTTCTTCTGCCTGCTCATAATCTTCTTCAGAAAACTCAGACCCTGAGTCGCTATCAGCTTCAGCAGCAGCTTCGGCTTCGGCTTTAGAATTGTCAGCATCATCGTAGTAGTTAGGGTCTTCGTTGATGCTCTCATCTATATCTTCTGTGATCACATCATCATCCTCATCTGTAACTTGAAACTTTTCAGAATTTATATCTGAGGCGTTGTCTTCGTTATTTTCCGCACGTTTCTTAAGAGCTTTGTTTATCTCTGCGCCTGCAGTAATTACACCCTCAATAGAAGCTATGTAATTAGCCAAGCCACCATCTTCTAAAAGCTGATTGTGCAGCCTAATTAACGCAATGCGGTCTTCACTAAGCTCAAACAGACTAGCGACAACGTCTTGAATCTCAGGCACATTCAACTCTGTGTCTACCAGAGAAATAGCATCCAAAGCTTCGTGCATGTCCACGAGAGCATTGATACGCGCTACCTGTTCGTCTCTATTAAAATTATATTCTCCCTCAATAGCTCCCCTAGACATAAAGGCTTGAGTTAGGCTTTCTTCTTGCTCTCTAAGACGTTCTAACTCTTGCTCAGCTTCTTGAGTTTCTTGTTGTCTAGCTGCAGCTTTCTCTGCATTAATATTCTTAATAATCTTACGCTCAAGCTTTGTCTGCAGACCTTTTTCGATTCTGCGAATTTTCTCACGTAAAGCAGACATCTTTTCGATGTCTTGCATACTGATATTTAAATAATGCTGTATGCGCTGACCGCTAAGAATAGTGTCTGCATTAAGAGTTTTAATATTGTCGGCCAACGTCTGGGCTAATTTCTTTTCGCGTACATCGTATGCTTCTATATTGTACAATGTGTTTGCAATAGCCGTGTTTACTTCGGGGTCGCGCCCGCGATAAATCTCCTGGCTTCGTTCAAAAGCTGTCTTTGCAGCCTTCATTTGGTTTTCGTAAGTCTCGTAGACTTCAATTTTCCGTGCCAAGACCTCCTGATCAGACATAGAGTCTCCATCTTTACCTAGCAACTGCCGGTAATCGTCCGCAGTCATGTCATCTAGGATAGACTTAGCTTCTACTAAAGCATCATCATACCTGCCTGTAATAATTTTACTTGCTGCATGACTAAATATTTGGTTTTGCTCAATGTCTTTCATGCGCTTGAAGTCTCCAGCTAAAGCTGCAGCATCCATATCGCGTTGAAGACCATTCTGCACTACACTATTCTCTACTTCTGCGCGTAAAGTCTCAAGAACACCTCCGTCTTTTTCATGCAGATCTAAGATGCGCTGCATCTTTTCATCTCTCTCTAAAATTCCTTTTCGAACATCTTGGTAACCGCCTAAAAGCCGTAGCTTATAAACGTCTTTTTTCCCATCTTGGCTTTTTACTTTAGCTGCCCAAGGTGCTCCCATTATACCTAAGAGCATACCAATACCTACCTCTTTAAGTCCTTCTTTTGTACCGTATGAACCTTGAAAGCCAACGCTCAAGTTGTCCATAAAGTTGACAGTCTGAGTTTGGTTTTCTTCGTCGTACTTGTGCCGCAAGTAATCTTTTGTGCTTCGAGCAATTACACCTTGCAAACCTTCCTCTACAACACCTTCATACGCACCCCTACGCAAAATAGCTGTACCACGAGCTAGCTTACCCATATTAGTAGCTTTACCAAAGCCCAAAGTATTCAAGTCAAATGACCCTCTACTTTCTATATACTTAGGTAGAGCAGATTTGTCAACTCCTAGCCTCCGCGCTAACCGTGTTTGTTGGGAGGTACTCATTTTATTTACGTCCCTAAGACGTGTCCGAAACATTTGTCCCCGCATACGAGTACCAAATATTTTTGGAAACATCACCATATTACTGACTCCAACTAAAGCAAAGTTTGCCAAGAATGCCGCATTTGTATGAGGCTCATATTGCTCTCGTACAGCCTGTTCTTTTTCATCTGTAAATGATCCAGCACCGTACCGAGATTCGTACTCTCTACGCTCTTCTTCTACAGCTTCATTCAAGGTATGCCTAGCTTCCATAGAAGCCTCCATACCAGCTCCTGTAAACCACTGGCGAGCTACGCGACCATACGTATTGTAGCGCATCGCTTTATTTACCTGAGAAGATGCTGAGGTAATTCCTCCTGCAGCAGCTACTCTAGTAGCATCATCTCCTAAAGCACTAATTCCTCTCGCTACTTCATCTACATATTTACCGCTAATGACTCTGCGACCGCCATTAGCAATGTTTTTCATAATACGTGAACCCCTAGCAACTAAACCAGCTGTTGCTGCGGCTTGAATTCCTGCGGCGCCACCGCCTGTACCAACGGTAACTGCACTCAAAATTGCTTCTGTTGCAACAGCACCAACTAAGAAAGACAGACCTCCAAAAAGATCATTGAAAATAAAATTAGCTCCTTGTTTTATGCCTCCTTGGTCACCGCCTGTTTTTACTTCAAATGTCTTACCCCAATATTCCTCAGCACGATCAAGTGCATTGGTTACAGAGTTGTCGTAAAACTTAGAAAACTCTTGATTAGCAATTGCAGAACCCAATCCATAAAAAGTTCCGCCAATACCCTGACCTATATTTAAAACAGTGTCTCCAGCAAATTGCACAGACCCGTTAAATATCTTCTCAAATACTCCTTGAGCTTCTTGAGATTTGTCATACAGACGTGCAGGGTCATCAAAGGTCTCGCCTTGATCTAGACCGGTCACAAATGTGCGGTCCATCAAAGGGTCAAGATCCATTCCTAAATAACCATCTTGGTTATTCTGAATACGAAGACGAAGATCTTTATCTAAATACCCTAAGTCAGAAAAATCAACTCCTTTAGCAACAACGTTTCCAGCTTGATACTCTTCCGCTCGAAGCTCTCGGTCAGTTTTTTGTACTGTACTAGGCTGACCTGTCAAAGCTTCATCAACTTCTTCCGGCTTTGCATTCGTCAGCGGAATAAGCTTGTCGTTTAAATTTTCCTCCATGTGATTAGTTTTGACCGGTAGCGTAAGTATAGTACAGCTTACCAATGATATTTCTCATCTCCGATTCACTCATTGCTTGAATAGGAATCTGTCGTCCATCTAAAATAGTTCGGACATTACGTCGACCTATCTTTGACTTCAAGTTGTACTTACCTTCATCTCTACCTTCTAAAATTCTTTCTACATATACTCCTGTAGGGCGATTGTCATTGGTAGACAAGACTAACCCAGGAACATCGTGAAATTGATACTGATCAACCTCATCGATATTTTTCATCCAAGTACCTAA